TGGTGGATTGACCGGCTATACAAGCAACTGATCGCCCGTCGCGGAGCGGTCGACTTCTTTAATAGCTACTACATCGGGGACCACCCGTTGCCGTGGCTGGCACCGCAGGCTCGTGACGAGTTTAAGCGGATTATCAACATGGCCCGAAGCAACTACATGGGGCTCGTGTGCGATGCCGTGGCAGAGCGGGTGGGCGTCGAAGGATTCCGCTTCGGCAAAGACGGCAAGGCTGACACCGACACGTGGCGGATCTTCCAGGCTAACAATCTCGACCGGGACACCGATCTCGCTTGGCTGGAAAGCCTTATCGCCGGCGTGTCCTACTTCATGGTGGCGCCTAACCCTATCGACACGACGCTCCCGCATATCTACGTCGAACACGCTAGCGAGTGCATCGTCGAACACGTGCCCGGCACGAACCGCCGCAAGCGGGCGGCTGGCTTTAAGATGTGGGACGACGAGTGGACCGGCATGCTCCATTCGGTGCTGTACCTTCCGACGCTGAACCCGACCGGCGAAGACGGCCCGCTGCAAGTGTTTAAGTACCAGGCGGAGAAACCCCGCGAGGGATCCAACGATAAGACGCCGGAATGGCAGAACCGCACCGAAGGCACTGAGACGTGGGGCGACACGGTTGCGGAGCTCACCGTCGTACCGCTGATCGAAGTGCCGAATAACCCGCGGCTCCGCACGGGCGGCGTCAGTGAGCTATTCGACCTTACCGATATCCAGGATCGGGTGAATAAGACGCTGGCCGACAGGCTCGTGACGCAGGACTACGGTAGCTTCCCGCTGAAATGGGCGAGTGCGTGGCCCGACACCGACGAAGACGGCAACCCGAACACGATTGACGTAGGCCGTAACCGCATGGTGACGACTGAGGTTGTCGAAACGAAGTTCGGCCAGTTCGACGCGGCGGAGCTGGACCCGTATTCGTCGTCGAAGCGCGAAGACGTGAAGGACATTGCTTCGCGGTCGCGCACGCCGGCGCAGTACCTCCTAGGTGAGCTCGCAAACGTGAACGGCGAGACGCTGAAAGCCAGCGAATCCGGGCTCGTGTCCAAGGTGCGGCAACGCCGGCGCCCGTGGGGCGAAGCGCTAGAGGAAACGATGCGGCTGGCCCGCCAGTTAGCCGGCCTTGCCACCACCGGGGACAAGGGCGAGTCGACAGAGCACATGATGGAAACTATCTGGACGAACCCGGAGTACCGCACCGAAGGCGAGCTCGTCGATTCCGTGGTCAAAAAGTATCAGAGTGGCATCGCCAGCTTGCGCCAGGCGCGCGAGGACGTGGGCTACTCGGCAACGCAGATCGACAGGCTGGAAGTGGAAGACGCCAAGGCAGCTTCGGCAGCCATGGATCCGATCATTGCCCGGGCGTTGCGACCCGACGGCCAGGAAGCGCCGGCGCCTGCCGTGCCAGCGTCGAACGGGCTGACAAGTGACAACGCAGCAACTACCGGCTAAGGAAGCGCAGGCACAGTATTCCGCGGACAAACGCAAGCTCGTGGCGCTGGCAATCGCAGCGGCGCGGCGGGCTCGCGGGCACGCTCGGCGCCTTGCAGTTCCTTCTCGCTAACCGCTCGCTGCAAGCGCTCGTCGAAGGGCTGGACGAGCAGGGGATAGAGGCGCCGGCCAGGCATGAGGTTATCCCGTCGTCGCTGGGCGGGATCTCTATGCTCGGCATGCCCATGGTGGACCGACTGGGATTCGCTAACACCGAATCGCAGCTCATTCGGGCCACGCTCACCGAAATGGCCGACACCGGCCGCGCGGCTACGCAGCTCGGCATCGCCGTGCGCCCGTCGCTGGAAGGCTATATCCGCTATCTCAACCCGCCGTCGTGCGCCCGGTGCGCCATATTGGCTGGCAAGGTCTATCGCTGGTCGACGGGGTTTGACCGGCACGACAACTGCGATTGCGAAATGGTGCCAGTCTCGGATATGAGCGAAGTGCCCGACTCGGCCCTGTTCAGCGCGGAGGAAGCATTCGAATCCGGGCAGATCGGAACGTGGCGGTATAAGCGAGACGAGAACGGTAAGCCGATCCCCGGAACAAAGCGCTGGGAACCCGGGCTCAGTAAGGCCGACGCGCAAGCGGTACGTGACGGCGCTTCCATGAGCTCGGTTGTGAACGTCCGACAACGGGCGCAAGGGCTCGTCGTGGCCGGCTATCACAATACCCCGGAGGTTATGACGCGGCCGGGCACTAAGAACGAGCGACGGTACGACGGCTACCGGGACAAATGGATGCCGTCGGCTATTTATCGCATGGCTAAGGGAGATAGGGACGAAGCATTACGACTGCTGCTACGATTCGGTTACGTACGGTAGCCGCACGGTTACCGGCACCGATTCCCGCACGGGAGACATTGTGACCGAGACACCCGAAGCACCCGCAGAATCCCAGGAGTCACAGGAAACAGAGTCAGAGGCACAGCCGGAGCAAGACACGACCGACTGGAAAGCCGAAGCTCGCAAGTGGCAGACCCGGGCGAAGCAATGGAGTACGGAGAACAAGGAGTATCAGAAGGCCAAGGAAGCGTCCATGAGTGACGCGGAGAAGGCGATAGCCGAAGCAGAGACGAGAGGCCGCACGGCCGCCGTCACTGAGTATGGCTCCCGGCTGGTACGTACTGAGTTCGACGCAAGCGCCGCACGGCGCAACCCCGACTTTAAGACGGCCGACGTACTGGAATACGTCGACCTGTCCCGCATGGTAGGGGAAGACGGAGAGCCCGATAAGAAGGCCATTGCAGACGCGGTAAAGCGCCTGATCCCGGAACCGCAAGGCTCCGCCCCGGTCAACTTAAACGGTGGCTCCCGGACACCCGCCGAACCCGCACGCGGATTCGGTGACCAACTCCGTAGAGAAGCTGGCCGCTGACACCTAGAGGGAGGGGCTAAGGCAGATGCCTAGCTCGACGCTTATCCCTCGCACGTTTAGCGCTGGCTCGCTTACAGAGCTTGCAGTAGTACCCGCGGGACGCGATATCAAAGGCGGTGTTCTCGGCAGTCCGAGGATGCCCGTGCTTACACGTATCGCCAGTCATGCGGTGCATGTTCTCGGCGTGGGTCACCGGCTCCAAATGGTCAGGGTTGGCACACAGTCGGACTCGGCACACGTGGTCAAGTTCGACGCCTTCGGGAAGCGGGCCACGCTCGCCTTCCCATATCACCCGGTGGACGGTGCGAGTTGTCCAGCGGCCGTCTATCCGCTCACCGATCAACCCATAACCGTCTCGAAACGTCATGGCTCCGGGCCAAAGCCAGCACCCTGTTTCGTCGTCAACGACGAGTCGCGGGCGGGCACGTTCGTAAGCGGTCCTAAGCGGTCTAGCCATTAGGGCTGACCTTACCATACAGGAGTCAAAGTGCCCTACAATAACATCGAGAGTCGGTCGAATGTTGCCGCACTCGTGCCCGAAGAAGTTTCCAAGGCAATGCTCACGAGCTTGCAGGCTAAGAGCGTCGTGCTGGAAATGGGCACCAAGATTCCGATTGCTCGGAATCAGACCCGCTTCCCCGTGCTGAGCGCCCTTCCCACCGCCTACTTTGTGACCGGCGACACCGGCCTTAAGCAGACGACCGAAGCCGCGTGGGCAAACAAGTACATGTATGTCGAAGAAATTGCCACTATCGTTCCCGTGCCCGAATCGGTACTCGACGATGCGGGATTCGACATTTGGGGCTACTTGCAGCCACTCATGGAGGCAGCTATCGCGCGCAAGCTCGATGCCGCTGTCCTGTTCGGTACTTCCGCGCCTACCACGTGGGCCGCAGAAGGTAACCTCGTGGGCGACTCGGTTTCGGCCGGCAACGTCGTCGCTCGTGGCACGAACGCCGCCGCCGCTGGCGGAATCCATGGCGACTTGTCCGACCTTCTCGGCAAGCTGGAAGCCGACGGATACACGTCGACTGGCTCAGTCGGTAACGTCACCCTAAAGGGCCGGCTACGCCAGGTCCGGGCGACCACCGGCGAGACGATCCCGCTTCCTTCCGATCTCGGTACTCCCGACTTCGGACTCCCCGGATTGTGGCCCACCGGCGTTAACGCCGCGGAGCTCATTATCGGTGACTGGTCGAACCTCATTGTGGGTGTTCGGCAGGATATGACGTACAAGTTGCTCACCGAAGGTGTTATCACCGACGCTGGCGGGCTCGTCGTCTACAACCTCCCGCAACAGGACATGCTTGCACTGAGGCTCGTGTTCCGCGCGGCCTATGCCGTGAGCAACCCGCTCAACTGGCAGGAAAGCGTCGAAGCTAACCGCTTCCCCTTCGCTGTCCTTCGCTCGCCGGCCGCGTAATGCTGAACCCGACACGGTATGAGAGGCCGCAGTTCAGCGATCAACCGCAGATTGCTAACGCGCGTGCTGATTTCGCGGACCTCTCTCCCGTGTCGCTGGCGCCGTACTACTCTCTAATCGCTAACTACATCGCACTCACACCCGGCCAAGCTGTGCCGCTGATATGGGAGGAAGTAACACCCGATGCAATCGAGAAATGACGAAACGACCACCACCACTAAGCCAGCCAGTAAGGCCGAAGCTGACACTTCGACCGATCAGGACTTGGGCCAGGCGGAGCTCCAAGAGCGCGACGACGAAGCGACGGCCAAGGGCTACATCGGTGAAACCGTCGACGAGACACCGCGCGAGAACTACACCTTGCAGACCCCGCAGGATGCACCCGTTCCTGAGACAGAGGAACGCAACGCCGAAGCACTAAAGCGCGCCGGCAAGTAACGACGAAACGACAGGGACGCCACCGATGCCTAACCCGGCCACACTCACCGACGTAGAGCGTCGGTGGCGTCCAAT